TCGTCAACAAATACAGGTATAAGCTTACCTGAATTAAAAGTTGTCTTATAAACATGGGAACGGTCGAACTTAGTCCTTTTCATGTACATTGCAGGAGCATCGCTGAAGCGATGTCCTCGAACTCTTATTTTTTTTCGGGCCAAAATTTCACCTTCTTCGAAGTGTAAACCTAATAATTAACCTAAAGCAAATTATCATTAGGTTTTAGATTATTTTTGCGTCACCTACGCCAGTTACATCAAGTAAGTAACTGGCTTCGGTGACGCCTATTTTTGTGTTTCTTCATTATTTTGTTCTGAAGTGTTACTTTTTTCTTGTTTTTGTTCACTACTTGAGGACTGTTGTGGTTTATCAAAGGTATATTTGCTACCATACAGACCTTGTTGTTGGAGATATTCGAGCGTTGCAGGATCATTCAAACGGTTGATAAAATCAACAGGATCGTGACCAAATTTTGCTCGAACATAAGCGGGCAAACTATAGAATTCTTCACGAACTCCAGATACAAGCTCTAACGCTGTGCTGTAGTCGCCAGGGAGCGTTGCATCTCCGAACTGCAGGTAAGCGTACTGCGAACTATCGCCGAGATCAAGAGTCACAATACCTTTCTGACCGTCTGCATACTTATTTACGATGTAGTTGATATCAGTTTCATCTTTCTCGTCCTGAACGGTAAGAGAGGGCATAGTAAATTCAATGCCACAATGATCATGTTTTTCTACGGGATCATAAGCTGTCTTAAATTTCATACTTTCACCTCCTTTCGCAGGCGCCTAGACGCGGCGGGCGTGGCGCACAAAAAAAGGACGATCTCAATGAGATCGTCCTTTTTCTGATACGCTCTTTACTAGATTATCATTTAGTAGAATCATTGTCAATAGTCTGCAAATATTCTATGGCGCGACCAACCATGACAGGAATACGGGACTCGTCACAATTCTCAACGTAATAGCGACCGTCGCTGTCACCGAGATTGCCAATATAATATAAAGTAAAATCTTCAGGATACTTTTTAATAAGCATTTTATCATCGTTAACTATACCTTCGAAAGCTCGCAGAGCAAGCATGTCATTATGGTAAACCTGTGGAGGACTGAACTGTTCAGCCTTAGAATCATAAATGGAATAAAGTCTCAGCGGAATCATCTCCTTTTCTAAACGCAATTAGGTACCTACGAATCATAAGATAAATCGTAGATGATATAACAAAATAATCCTTATCAAGACGAATAACCCTAAAACCATCAGGCTTTAGACAGTAAGCGGCATATTTACTACCACGAAAGAGAAAGTCAAAAGAAATATCACGCTCACGAAGAAAATTTTTAACAGCTTCAAATTCACTAATAAACATCACCTCATTTCTGACTTAATGATAACACAGTCACAATACCTTGTCAAGATTTTCTGCCAAGAAAATGTTTATATTTACCTTCCTGAACGCGGCAACGGTCAACCAAACGATCAAAAGTATTGTTCTCCAAGTTATGAAGCATCTTCTCAATACGGTTGTTACGAATAAACTCCATCCAGTGAGGATGCGTTTCATCAAATTTCTTATCATAATAACGAGGAGGACGCATCTTCTTACCGTTAATAACAACATAATCAACAGCATAGCATTCTTCGCCATGATCTTCGAGCCATTTGGCACCTATGCCGGGACGATTAGAAGCAACCATGAATTCAGGAATGCGACCTTTATAGTGAGAAGGAGCGTCTTTACCTGTCTGTTTTTTAACTATGTAGCGAGCGACATAGGCAGCAGAATCAAAGCTAAACTCACCAATAAGATGCATACCGTATTTCCATACTTTGGCAAAACGAGAAGAAGTATAAGTATTATAACCGTCTGTACGGAATCGAAAAATTTTGTCATCAAAATCAATATTAAACAAAATATAATGATAATGGGGGCGACCATGAAGTTCACCATATTCACCACAGCCAAGAAAGCGAATACCACTGCCATACTCACGACGAAGATTTTTCATAAATGTCTGATGAAATTTTTTACTCAAGCTTTTATCACTTGGCAAATGATAATCATCGAAAGTGCAAGTAACGAAATAAGCAGAAGACGAAGAACGGGCTTCGTGAACAGCACGGACGGCCCATTGTCTACTATTTTCGAGACGACAGCCGATGCATTGTTTACAAGAACAACGAATGAAACGGCTATCACTAGCAAGCTCAGGGTGAGAGGCAAGGCTACCGTAAAAACTATAATGTTGTTTTCCATTTTTGGTAATCGATCCTTCAACTGGATACATAATAACAGGATTGTAACAAACCATTTTAATCACCTGTACCGATTGTATCAGGACTAAGTCAGAATGTCAAATCCTAAATCCACCTCGTCCTACTCTTTTAAAATTTCTACGACGAGATCTAGAGGTACGCCGGAAAAGACGGCGAGAACCTCGTTTAGATAAGCGACGTCGTCTCATTTAGCATCCCTCCAAGAACCGAAAAAACGGCTAGTTTTTTTAGAATCATTCTTATTAGCAACTGGCTCAACAAGTTGAGCAACATCGGCTTGAAAGTCCGAAGCAACTTTTTTAGCAGTAACAGTATTCGAAGAAGCTTTACCTTTCAGAGCTTCAATTAGATCCACAACTTCCTGAATAAAGGGAACAACAACAGAAACAATAAAAGTCAAAATCATAGTAGTTTTATTAGACATAAAAGTTATCTCCTTCCAAAGTAACGACCTCCGAGGACGCCTATAATATTTTTGATGCCAGAACCAATGCCAGTAGCGGCAGATTTAGGAACACCTGTAAGACTTTCAATATTCTTATAGAAATCACGTTCCATACCTGCCATTTCAGTTTGAATATTATCAAAAGCGGCGGCAGAATTAGCACGATTAGCAGAAGCAATATTATTCAAAACTCCAGAGCTAAGGTAAGAACCTTGAAGACGAAGGTTTTCAAGCTCCAGATTCATTTTCTCAAGCTCGTAACCAAGACGTTTCTCATAAGTCTGCTCACGAAGATTCAGATCGTTTGCAAGAATACCGTTCTGAAGAACTGTACCATGGGTACTCTGACGCACAGAATCGGCTTCTGCGACGTTTTTATCAATTTGAGATATTGCAAGATGCTCGGCATTCTTAGCCTGTCTTTCAGCGGCACTAGCGGCTTTAGCAGAATTCATAGTAGAACCTATGTCGCTCATGCCTACAGAAGCGGCTGAAGCTCCAGATATAGAACCGCCTATACCATTAGTTGCGGCAAGAATAGGATTAAGACCAGCCTTGCGCATATCTTCTACAGCCCATTGATAACGATGTTTATAGTTTTCAACGTTCCACTCGTTAGCCTGTGCGGCATTAGCAGAATTGTAATGATTCTGAACTGCAGAACCTAAAACAGAACCAGCAACACTGCCTAAAGTATTAGAAAGCCAAGACATGAAACCAGCTCCTTTTAGAAATGATCAACAAGACCAGGTGTGCCAAACATAGGCATAGGACGAACAGTAGTGTAACGGAAGCCTATGTCAAGCAAGAACTCAGGCTCACTGGGAACAGCAATAATGCGCTCAATAGGCGGATTTTCAACAATAAACTCTTCGTTGAGAACCGGGGCGTTTTTAAAGAACTGGGACAAATGCCACTTATCCAAAGAACCATTAACCATAGAGCTACGGAACTTGCCTGTAATCTGCGAAGGTTTATAGCGATATTCGGCATAGCGTTCCTGATAGCCAAAAACAGTAGTATCAGCTTCAGAACCTTGAGCATAGATCTCACGAAGCTCAACAGCCTGTTCACCGAGATGGGCGAATGTCGGCCAATAGAAGTCATAAACCGTAGAGCGAAGCCACATCTTGTTGATACCCTGCTGATAAGTAAGATCGGCACGAGCGCATACAAAGCCGAAAATATAGCCATGTTCGACAAAAGACTTAGTAAAACCATGGAACTTAGCGGCAGTAACACCATAAGCAGAGAGATTGCCTTGAGGAGAGGTGTCATCGGTTGCAGAAGTCTGAGCTATTGGATTGACGTTAACCATTTTAGTGAAAGAGCCAAGGAACTCAGGGCGCTGAAGACGAGCGTCCGGAGAAACTACGCCAAAGAAAGAGCGAAGCACTTCTGTATACCGACTACCACCACGAGCAAGACGTTCGTAGAACTTTTGCATTTGGAAGGCAGTACGAAGACTGTTGATGGTGAATATGCTAGAAGAATCTAAATCGGCATAAGCAGATTTAGAAAGCCATGAAGAACCGGGTTGAGCAGTAACAGTAGCCGTACCAGAACCTTCGATAGCGTGACCAGCTATAGCAACATCATAACCACCTTGATACGCTAAAGAACCACTACCGGTAAAGACAGAATGTACACCACCACTTTCAGAAAGTTGAGCAGCACCTAAATTGTTATTAGATTGCTGAACAAAATAGCCTGAAACAGGCGAAGGGTCAACTAAAGTAGCAGTACCGGCAAGGCCTATAGATACACCGGGTCCCTTCTGTGTCCAAGGCAGAGCAGAAGTAAAGTAATCATGACGCTTACCGCGAGGCGGACAAGCAAGTCCAGGGACAATATTAGAATCAGAAGTAAACACCCAAGCAGGTTGTTCGGAAGCTCGAGCAGAATTTAAAACCTCATTAGCGTCACCTTTCTGAATCTTAACAGATTTCTGAAGGTTTTCGTCTCTAAACCATTCGTTGTAAATAAGATAAACGCCACGGAATGGAAGCGCACTAATACCAGACAAGTTGCCACTCGTATTTACAGGCAAGCCGAAATAGTCCCAAAGAGAGCCTACATAAGCATTATCAGAGTTACCAGTAGCAGTAACAGTAGGGATGACATAATCAGTACTATCATCAGGGTCTTCCTGCTCAAAGCAGAAGTTCTGCCAATGTTCCCAAACGAGGCGGTTTGGTACAAAAAAGAAAACCAGTCCAGATAAATATTATCCATGATAGGCTTAATAGGAGTAGCCAGACGAGCGAAGTAATTAACAGACATACGAGTAGTATCGCCAGGCAAAATCTCGTCAACAAATACAGGTATAAGCTTACCTGAATTAAAAGTTGTCTTATAAACATGGGAACGGTCGAACTTAGTCCTTTTCATGTACATTGCAGGAGCATCGCTGAAGCGATGTCCTCGAACTCTTA